ATGTATCTATTTTGGTTCAGCGCCATGCGCATTTGCTCTATTGATGGTTGCACGTTGCCTCCTTCGGCTTTATGTATGACTCCACCTGTATTATAGAGGGGTAGTCCATTCTTGAGCACATCTTCACGCATTGGCTCAGTAATAGGGAAGTGATGCACATTGGTAGTTTTTGGCGGTGATCCAAATGAAAAAGAATCATTACCAAATTTTTGCTTTGGTTCGATTTCTATTGGATGACTATGTAACTCCATTTTGACGCCATGTTTTTTACCAACAGCATTGAATATGTTGGGTACTTTCTTGTCGTAAAAGCCCTTCATGCCTTCACCACCAACATCCAAATCTAATCCTCTATATTCGCCTCCGCCTTCTGTAATAGCTTTTTTGGCAAGATCATTTCCTATGTAATCTTTTAATTTTTCTTCAGGAATATCATCGTGTTCAATTTCAGGATTTTCAGTTGTATCTGTACCATGCTCATAACCACTTACAGAATATTTACCATTTTTATTTTTGTAGACACTTAATATATGCAAACTTTTGCTTAAACCGTATCGATCAGCTTGCTCTTGACCTGGGGTTACAACAATACCATGGTAGCCTCTCTCAGCAGCGTGATGGATCAATCTCTTAATTGCCATCTCTTCCCAATTCTTTTTGAATGGGGCGTCTGGCACTCTGGTACCCCTGTTGAGATTTTCAAGTGCATTTTTATTTGCAGTTTCAGCATTCAACCCTGATGCAAAAACATTTCCATTTTCATCTAACACATGATAATCTTTTGCACCTGATATATTTGTATATGGAACAACTTTATATCCCTCAGGCAACTCTGTTAAGTTTTGATGATATCCTTGATTTCGTCCTTCTTGATGCCAATCAGATTGCAACTCTTCTAAATGCAATAGTTTCTTGCCTTCAGGTGTTATACGATCTTTAAGGCGCATGGACGCTAAGATGTTTTTTTCACCACCAAAATGACTAGAAAGTCCTCGAAAATTTTCTTCAATCTTTTTCTTATTAGGTGCTTTAATTAGCATCTCACGGTAGTTTTCACCGCCAGGTAATGTGTATCCTTTGTGATGGTAAGGTTCAGCTTTTTCTTGCAATTCTTCTTGAAGATTTTTCATTATTTGTGGCATGTGTCTACCACGTAATCTTCTCATCTCATCTGACGCAAGAGTGCGATATTCAGCAGATGTATCTGCTTTCATATTTGCATAATCTCTAGCATTTGATCTAATTTGTTTATTTGCACTTTTACGCACAACTTCTCTAGGTGGTGGCTCAGGTTTTTCCCCCAATACTTTTTGGAATATTGAAGGAACAGGCTTGTCCATTAGCGCTGACAAGAATTGCTCATGCGTCATCTTGGGTTCGTTCATCAACCCCTCAAGACCACGCTCTTTAAGCTCGGTGGGCTTGACCCCAGGCAATGCCATTAACTCCTTCAGAAACTCAGATCCTGTTCCCACCTTACGCTTGAGCGCTCTAGCCCCCATGTCCATGGCTGAATAGAATGGTTTACCTTGTACTACTAGTTCTTTCATAGTGGTCTTTCTTCTATTTCAAGATGGTGGGCATGAGTTATACCGCCCTTGGCCTTGTGGAGCTTCTTGCCTTGTACATTCATGCCCGTAGGAGCGACCACAAGCTTTTCAAATACAGGATGGTGCATGCCCTTGATGGATATCCGTCCAACCTCATCACCGACTCCATAGATGTCTCCACGGCTATGTGGTCTAAGCGTTGGGTTGCCCCTCATCTCTTGGACAAGCTCAGCAGGGGACTCATAGTGCGTGGACAATCCATAGTGATGTCCTTTGCCACTCTTCTCAATTGTTGCCAAAAACTTGATCCTATCAAGCAATGGATCACCACCCTCATGCTTAAACAAGCCTTTGCGTATCAAGTTGCTTTTGGTCAGACTTCCAAGCTTTGGATCAATCTCTGTCAATCCTGACTTGATGCCTGACATTCTTGGTGCGCCTGTTTCAGGATCAATCGCTACACCTAAGTCGTGCATGATCTCAAAGTCTAATGGCTCGCCTGTAACAGGGTTGATGTGGGCGCCATGGGGGAAGTCTTCTCGTTGATGACCTGTGTAAGCTAGGAGTTTCTCAATAGCTTTCTGTTGGTATGGATGCTTTTGTGGATGCTTGAACCAACGGTCAGGTGCAGGCATGATTGGTGTTCTACCTGACTCTTGGAGCTTTTGGAGCATCTCTTCAATGCTTGGATACTTTGGCATAACATTGCCTCCCTTAGCTTTTTTGGTTAAATACTTGTTTTTAATGTATTCCACTGCTTTACCTTCATCGCCTTTTAAAGTGTCGAATTTGCCTGACAATACATTTTTAATTCCACTCTCATCTTCTAAATATCTTGCATGCCTATGCCATGGATAGTGTGCAGAGATAAAGTCTTGTGGATGCACATCTCTTAAAACAAATGGTGCGTCCCAATCTTTTTTAGGCACTTGGAATTCAAGCGTTGGTTTCTTTGTAGCATCACCATAGAACGGTGTCTCGCCTGCGTAAATTGCCCTCGGGCCTTCAATCCCCTTGGCATGCTTTAACAATAATCCATGCTTTTCTATCTCTCTAAGATTATCACCATCCGTTTGATGGTATAGGCGAACATGTCCTTCTTTGATGGGAGTTGACCCAGGTTCGTTTGGAACTGATCCACCCTTGTTATATATCTCAGGCAGTTGTGGACGGTTTTTATCTAGAAAATTATTTTCTTCTAACCATTTGTACATTTTTGCATTTGGGTCACTAGGCAACAAAGTGCTACCTTGTGGTGAAACATATCTGTTGGCACCCAATGTTTGTTTCATCTTCTGCACAAGTTTTTCATTGTTTTTCTTTGGCATGGTCAAACCCATGGTCAAACCCAATCTATCAGATGGCATCAACTGAACCAATGACTTTTTTACGCCTTTGCTTACCAACGCGCGAGAACGGTGACGACCCTCGTGCCCTTCAATGCTTGGCAAGTATTCAGGATCACGGTGCCCCAATTCAAGGAATGGAACCTCGTCAAATCCACCCTTGATATTAGCCAAATGATTCATGTAATCGTTGAAGGATACTTGTGAACCAGTTCTTGTGTGTCGTGTGGCTTGTTCATCCGTAAACCTGTCTTGTAAGCGCTCTGCATATTTTTCAAAGTCTTGTGGATTCATTGACATCAGTGCAGCGTCAGGTCTTTCAAATGTGAACTTCAATGCTTTAGGGGTGTACATGTTCTCAAGATTAGGAATCTCATCCGCTGCGCGTTGTACACGTTCTGCACCATGCTCGCCACGTTTTTGTCGGATGTATTCTTCCATTTCTTTTAACGACACGATGCCACCCTTGGCTTTCTTCTCAGCGTTCCTCATTGACCATTGACGTAATGTACCTATGTACTTTCCTTGGTAGGGCGCCTCATGTTTTTCAAATCCCATGTGCTCTACTTTGATTGGCATGTCATGATGCCCACCTGATTTAATAATCCGCCTAGCTAAATCCGATACCATGGGCGAGTTTTTATGATGGAAGGGATCCATGGCAGGCGTACCCTTAATCGTTATCTCAGGGTCGCTATTCATGCGTACAAATGTCAATCCACCCTCAGCATTGTATGCATCCAAATCTTTGATAGTGTAGCTGTGGTGGTAGTCATTGGCTTTGGCTACAGACTCAGGATAGGACTCAAACTTACCATGTGGGGATAGGTAACCAATGAACGCTGCGTCATTTGGTTTACCACCTTCAGCCATATGCACCTCACCTCCCTTGGCTTTGGTGATGTCTGACTCATTGGTGTCGTATGTGCCACGGTTACCAATAGCTGACTTGATCTGGTTTGGGTTAAACACTATGTGAGCATCATGTTTATGTGTTTGTAGTGAGCCAGCCGCACCGGGTTGGTCAACCATGTTTCTCAATATCACACTGTCATGCCCTTTTCTTTTGGCATCTTTAACGTGATGCTCAACTTGGTGATACATCTTTCCTTCAGCATCAATATCCAGTGGGTTAACCATATTTAGATATACAGGCATTACATTGCCACCATGGATTGATTCGGGTGGCCACGCATGGTATTTGCCAGTTGTCGGACTTTTTGACGCGCCAGTGTAAGCATTGGCCAATTCTTTATTTTGCGTAAAGAAGTGAGCACCAGTTCCTCTAAGCTCTTCCCCGCCTTGTGTGTTGCTTTTGGCGTTTGGATCAAAGGTATTAAAGTTTCTGTTGGTGCCGTGATAGACAACGTATTGAGCTTTGCTTTTCTTAAATGGGCTGGATCTTCCGCCCAGAGCAAGGCGCATCTCGTCTAGTGTGGGTTTATTTGCCATGGTCAGATTATGCCCTTGATCTTAATTTGGTTCAACTTGAAGTGGAAATAACTCCACTCACTGTGCATATGGGTTGGCTCGTCCCTTGTTATTATATTCGTCTGCGTCCAAGATGTCGCTATCTTCATAAGGGTCACGCCTTGGTACATCGATGCTGATCCACCCTGCGTCCCTGAGGTATCTCAACCCCTGACTGATGCAATCCACGAACTCGTCGTGTGCGGTCTCAGGGAACGAGCATATCTGACTCACCATCCCCTCAGCCCAATCCTTGACATATCCCTTTCTGACTGATGACTCAGGCACCCACACTCGACCTGCCTTGATAATGTTCGCCACGATGGAGAGCCTTTGTATCTTGTCAGCACGGCCAGGGTTATACGCGATCACAGGGATGTGCGCTCTCTGTAAGTCTTGGATCAGGGAGATGCCTGCTGACTTGTCCTCCACGAGAACCACATCCACCAACTTCTTCTCTCGTCCGTCTCCATACGCCACCTCGAACTCGTCAAGCACCTTAGGGCGGAGATCAGGGTACTGTAGGTGTTCTTGCCAACAGTCAAGCACCAACACGCACATGCCACCATCCATGGGCTTGAACACGCCAAAGGTGATCGAGCCTGTAGGGTCGTTGTATGTCTTGTCTGATGTAGCGCAGTCATAGCTCTGTAGGACGTACTCAAGCTTGGGGAAGGGCTTGTTTTGAGGCCAGAGCCTGAACCAATCCCTCTTAACAATACCTGACTCCTCAGCGTCTATGATCTCAGCATGGATCTCCTGCCTACCCAATTTGGTCGATTCATACTGAAGGATCTGTTTCTGAAAGCTCTGAGCCAAGTTCTTGATGTTGGAGTAGGTCGATGCTCTCGTGATGGTGACATCGTCTCCTTCCCTTGATATGAGGTCAAGGATCAAGTCTTTGGGTTTTGGAGTTGTTGAGCATATCAGCTTGGTGTTAACTCCAAGGCGAATGCCGAACATGATCATGTCCCACGATTCTTGGAGGTACTCCCACGCTGCTAACTCATCCAACCACCCACCATGGAACTGTGGGCCACGGAACCGTTCAGGCTCGCTCGCAGGGATCCCCTTGATGAACGATCCGTTAATCAGGTGTATCTCATGGAGTGAGGAGTTGTACTTATCTATCAGCATGGGAGGAATGATGCTGATAAGCCCTGAGTCGCCCTCAAAGCATGTCCCCTTCAAGTCCCCACTCGTTGGGGCAGACACGAGCCACCGTGTCTTGGGTTGACTCCATGCCCACCACGCCAAAGTCTCAGCAGACGCCCTAGTCTTGCCTGCCCCACGACCTGCGAGCATCAACCAAATCGACCAATCCCCATGGGGTTCAATCTGATGCTGATGTGCTAGTTCTTGGAGCCACTTGTATTGCCATAGGAATACGGTCTGATCGACCAAGGATAGCTTGACGAACTCGTCCTGTGTCTTTGGATCCAACAGGACATCTTCTATGACCTCACTCATTGAGCTTGTCGTGATGCTTTGATGTTCTCAAGCAATTGACCAAACACATTGACATTGTGCTCGTGAACTATGGGATGTGTATCACTCCCACTGATCTCAGTTCTAGCTAACTTGGGGATGTGATACTCCACCACACTTTGGAACATGTCGAACGCCTTCGCAGGGTTTGGCGCCACAATGTACTTCTCCTCCCCTGTCTCAGGATCCTCTACCTTCACACCCTCTGCAACCCTGTCGAGCCACTCAGAGAGCCTGTGAGCGTTTCCATCAACAAATGATGCTATAGCCTGTCGAGCCTCGTTTGTGACCTTGTTGGTCGATCCAAGCACCCTCCCACCTGTTTTCTTACCCACACTCATATCAACTCCTCTCAGATTTGTCTAATTTACATAAGTTAGTTTTCACTAACATATCATCTGAATTGATTGGTGTAGACAGTATCTCAGTCTATTCGCACAATCGTTTCAGTGCATGGTGTGGAGTGTATCTTATTCTTCTTCACTTCTCAATAACCTATGCTCTGCGAACTTTCGGTATGACTTCAACTTCATGTTCTCGTCCTTTAAGCGATCTATCTCGCTCTTCATGTGTCTCATCCTACTTGATGCTTGGTCTATCCATTCTTTTACTTCCATAGGCATGGAGTATTGAATGGGTGGAGTTATTTCCACTTTGGCTTTTGGCGGAGCTTTCTTCGCGACCATTTTTTTTACTGTTTTCTTTGCGGTTACCATTTTTTATCCTTTGTGTTAATCCAATCTTCTACCCAATGATCATAAAACCCCCAACAGAACAAATACATCCACGAGAGCTTTTGATATTGTTTTTCTGTCCGTTCGTTGTAATATCTTGCTAAGTACAGACACAGGTCTTGTGATGGTGGGTTAGCCATTGTTCTTACTCTTGAGCATGGACTCGATCTCTTCTACAAATTCGAAGACATAGGAGCCAAATATGATCTTCCACTTTTCACTCAGAGTTTTTATCTCTGCCTCTGTTAGCCCCACCCATGGTCTTTTGTAGTCTTGGATGTCGTCGTCATCTTCTATGCGCGCCTGTACTTGTCTCTTGCGCCATCCTGACTCAGCCTCAATGCGCTCGAACTTTTCATCTTCAGGCGTCTTCATCTTGCTGAACTCCTTCCATTCAGGATTTTCTTTTTTCCATCTCTCATACTCTGCGTCAAATGCTTTGTTGACTCTCTCAATTTCACTCGTCATTGTTCATACTCCTATAGATAAACCATACCAATAAAAGAAACGCAACAGCATTCAATACAGCCGTTACCAACGCAAAAGTTATCATGGCAAAGTCGATCACATCTATCACGATGCTCTCCAAACAACCATGTCCATGAACAGCACTGTGAATGCTATCACATATGTGCAACATAAAATTAGATCAAACTTCATCATTGCCTCTGCGACGGTATACGGTTCCGAATAGCCTCACCCAACTTTTCTATATCAACGCACTCATCCGCAAGCTTGGCGCACTCTTCCCTCTCAATCAGCAATGCTTGCTTGGTGGTTTCAATTGCCACATGCATGATCTCAGCCTTTGCTATTGCTAGGGCATCATCAAACTCAGCTTGAGTAAAAAACCTTTGTACGCCTGAGGTGCTTAATATTTGTCGAGCCAATCCACTTAATTCTTTCTTTGCCATTATTTGATCCTTATTACTTTTGCTTTTCTCATCAACATTTCATACTCTAACTTTGCATTATCGTCCAATTTGCGCATGGGCAACTCTTGATAGAACTTCCACTTGCGTTGATACTCATGCGACTCACTTGGTGGTACCCATCCCATGGCTCGCCATCTGATCGAGATATCAGTACCCGATGGTGTGTATATGTAAAATTTATCCATTTGTCTTTCCTTTCATGATTATGAACCAATATATTCATGGCAATAGCAAATTCTATTTCTATGTTTTTCAATTAGATCTTTATGAAAAAAAGAATTTTGCTTTTTCATTTGACGCTCGTATTGTTTGCTACGGTCTTCCATGTTGTGAGTTGTAGGTTTCCATTTGACAGATTGATTTCTGTATTCACCCATTCTTGTGTGAGATGTTTTGGAAAAATATCGTCGCCCCCATTGTTTGAACATTTCACCAATTGCATCTGAAACTTTTACGCCAATACCTAATCCCTGAAAATCAGGAAAAATTACGGTTCTATGCTCTCGCCATGCAAGCTTGACGGTTCCTGAAGGATAAGTGATTGCTGAGGTAAATCCAACAATTTTTCCCTCCCAAACGACGAACCAACACCATGCACTTTTATTGATACTTGCTGAGAGATAGTGATGGTTGCAAAAGATTGACCAAGCCTCGGTGCTGCAAGGAACCACTTCCAATTCGATTTGAGGCCGATCTGACCCCCTTCCGACTGTCAGTCGGTTTATGTTAGTGTCAAATACCCAATCAGGTTGTAACCATTCAATGATGTCATAGTGGCATGATGCAAAGACAAGGTTCTTTAGCCCATCCTTACGTATATGCCTTGAAATGGCACCAGAACAGCTTTTGGCAACGTTTCTGTCTACCACTGAGGTGAACTCATCAATGATGGCATCGTCCTCCAGAGAACGAGCTAAATCAGCCCTGAACTTCTCCCCTGTGCTTAGGACATGATATGGCTTGAGCCAAGATGGAACAGAGTTAAGCCCTACAGCACCTAGTTTGTCCTGAGCCTCCTTTGCTGACTCAAAGTGTGAGCAGATAGCCTTTTCAGCGTTCCACGTCACTTCTTTAGGTGTGCCTATGGTTTTCAATATGGAAGACTTGCCTGAGCCACTTGCACCCACAATTAAGCCAATTTGGAAATCTTCAGGCATGTTGAAATTAGGTATAGTGAATTTTGTGGATCCACTGAACTCAAAGTCAAAAGCAGACGAGCATTCTTTGGTTATCTCGTCTTGCTGAACAGTTGATGTTAAAACTAAACTCATTCCATTTTTCCAAGAAACTCTTGCAATGCTTTAACCATCTTTTGAGCCTCGTCTCTTGGAATGACACAATGGGCGCCACCCCCATTGGTTTGAATAGACAACCAAATGTCGTTGTCGTTTTGGTCAACAAAAACAGTTCTGTTGTCTTGTGCTTTGATTAATATTGATTCGCTCATGTTGTTTTCCAATTAAAAGTGTGGGTTTTGTGAATGATGATGTCCACCAACCAATGACCAAGTTTTGTGCTTGAGCCATGTTCCTGAGTTTCTACGACGATAGAATTCTGAACCATCTGTAGTAGTAATTTTCTTTAAAGTTTTGCTAATTGTTTTAATAAATCCACAAGGGTACGAGTCACCATTAAAACAATAAGAAACAGGATCGCCAACTTCAGGAACTTCCATCACATCAAAGTATCCATTGCTTTCGGTGGCTATGAAATCGATGCCTTCAAAATCGGACGCTGCGTCAGCAACCCTTGTAGCCTCTTCAAACGATTTAAATTCGTTTCTGCATACCCAACCCTCACCCCATTGGGTTTCGTTGCTGATGGCGGTCACAATGATGTTTACGGGTGCGTGTGGGTTTTGTTCTACTTTAAAATATTTCATGGTGTTCTCCTTAGTCTGCTCTTGATTCTGCACAGCACACGATGCCATAGCCGTTTAACACTTTAGCAAATGCGTGTGCGCCTGCCTCTTTGATATCCATAGACTGAGTGCCATTACCAGTAGGATTCCAAATCTGCCATCCTTTATCCCAATGCTTAGAACCCGTGTCGTTCTTCTTGCACCAGTTAACAAACGGTGTACGTGCGTTTGGGAAATAGACCCATGCAAAGCCACAGTACATTGGCTCGCCATGTTTTACAAAGTATTCATGCTCTGCGTCTCTAGCAGCGCCTAGTGCCTGTGCGTAAATGAGTTGAAAGTATGCTGATTTCATATTTGTTTTCCTTGCTTTACTACCTGGTTTGAGTGGTCGTTTGTTTCTGTGCAAAATTTCTGGACTGCCGATCATGTTTGTTCCTTTACTTAACTTTTTTTGGTCTTTGAATAACAGTTTGCTTGACGCCATCACGCACGCCATGCTCTTTGATTGTTGCTGTGATGGTGAGGGTGTCGCCTTTGCCACGCACGGTGCCTTCAGGTGTCCAAGCCATCACGTCAGAGTTGCCTTTGTAGATCACGATGTTTTGGTCGGAATCTTCCATGATGTAAATGTAGCTAGTGCCGTAAATGCCTTCCAAAGAGACAATGTGACCTATGGTTAAATTAAGGGTAATTTTTTCGCCAACTGT